GGATATTTTAGGTGTAGACCTCTTCCCATTTCAACGAGTTATTTTACGTGCTATGGGGAGAGGTCAATTTAGTGTACTTATAGCCTGTCGTGGTATCGGGAAGTCCTGGATTGTCGCCTTATTCTACATATGTGTTTCAATTTTATATCCAAATGTAAAATGTGGCATTGCCAGTGGAAACTCTCAACAGGCTCGTAACGTGATCATTCAAAAAATAAAAGGTGAACTTTCTAAAAATGAAACCATTGCAAGAGAAATAAATTTTCCTATCAGAACTGGTGCTGATGATTGTTATTGTGAATTTAAGTCTGGCTCTGAAATTCGTGCCATCACTCTCGCACAGGATCGTGGCGGTGACAGTGCAAGAAGCTGGAGATTTAATTACCTTCTCGTGGATGAAGCAAGACTTGTAAAAGATGATATTATAGAAACTATTTTAATTCCTATGACTAAAACAAAACGTCAAAATGCATTGAAATGGAAACAAAATGAAAAAGGTAAAGTAATCTTTATATCTTCTGCCTATTTGAAGACAAGTGGATTATATAAACGATTTAAATATCATTTTGATCAAATGGTATCTGGAAATCAGAATTATGTTGCTATGTGTTTTCCTTATCAGGTTGGTATTCAGGCAGGACTCTTTGATGCAGACGATATTGAACAAGAACGTGCAAAACCTACAATGACTTCTGATAAATTTGCATATGAGTACGAAGGCGTTTTTGTCGGTTCTAGCGGCGAAAGCTATTATCCTTATGAATTAACAATGCCCTGTAGAGTTCTTGAATATTGCGAATTAGAACAACCAAAAAAATCAGATTCTATCTATGTAATAACACATGATGTTGCCGTATCCACAGCTAAAAATTCAGATAACGCTTGTACTCATGTTATAAAATTAAAATTACGTCCAAATGGAACATATACCAAATCTACTGTATATACAAAGGTTGTAAATGGTCTTCCTCTCGAAAAACAAAGAGACAATCTCAGAGAACTAATTCATCTTAAATTCCCAAATTGCAAAAAACTTGTTATTGATGAACGTGGTGCTGGTAATGGTCTTCCACGTATGTTTTATGAATCATGGGAATATACAGATCCTAAAACAAAAATAACAGTTGAATATCCACCCTTAATTAAGGATGACGATGAAGAAGGATTCTTATTAGATAATGCAATCCCTATGATAAGGGCAATAAATGCGACGAATGATTTTAACACAACGTATTACCCATATATGAAATCTTGTTTTGAGGATAGAACTCTTCAATTATTGGTTGCGTCTGATGAAGTAGATGCTCAGTACAAATCTGGTGAAATCACACCAGAGGAATATGCACAGTATATTGAACATGATACCTTGCAAAGCGAATTAAGTAATATCAAACAGGAATATTCTGAATCTGGTAATTTACAATACAACCGCATTGTCAAGACCAAAAAGCGTGATAGAGCTACTTCTCTATTTTACGGATTATCTGTTATTGCAGAATGGGAATTAGAAAACAGACAAAATCTTTATAGTAATAAAAATGCAGGATATGATCTATTAAAGCAATACACATATCTATAGGAAGGAGGTAACATTTGAGTCAATCCACAGATTATGAATCATCTTATTTTGCCGAATACATAAAGGCATTTAATTCACAGCATTTTTATGGAAATACATTTATGTTATCTCCTCAGATGCTTAATACAAGCTTAAAAGATGTAAACATGTTTTCTTCATTTTTTTCAACAGACCAGATAAGAAGAATGGTCATGCAACCGCATGAATATGAAGAAGAATTAAGAAAACTTTCTTTTTTCAATTTCAATACCGTTGGTTTATACAAACAAATAATAAATTTATGGTCAAAGATGCTTACTTTTGACTGGAATCCCATACCTTACACAGAAGATGGAAAACCTATTACAGCTACAGAATTTCGTAGTAAAGATTACAAAGAAGATTATGCGGAATTAACTAAATTCTTTAATAACTTTAAAGTAAAAGAAGAATTTTCTAAAGTGTTATGGAATCTTTGTATGTATGATACATATTTTACATCTTATAGAGAATTTGATGGACATATTTATTTACAAGAACTTCCATATTCTCATTGTATGATTGATGCAGATTCTTATTTGGGCTATTTGTTCTCTTTTGATATGTCATATTTCATGAATAGTGGTGTTGATATTAACGCTTACTCTCCTGCTGTTAAGAAATTATACAGCAAAGCATTGAGTAATCGAAAATTAAATTATCGTCCTAATATGCCTAATCGTAATGGCAAATGGGTACACTGGACACCTATGATGCCGGATGATGCTTATGTATTTAAATTTAATAGACAGTTTGCTGGATCAGTACCACCACTTCTATCTTCTATGATTGATTACAGTAAAATTGACAAATATAAGGAATTGGAAGATGTAAAAAAGGAGTTAGAAGCATACAAAGTTATCTTTGCCACTGTTCCTCGACTTACAGGAAATAAAACAGGGAATAAAGCTGATGATTTTGCTATTTCTGCTGATGAGTTAGGAAAGTTTGTTGCTGCTGTTAAAGAAACCCTTGGTTGTAAAGTGGATTTTAAAGCAGCTCCACTCGAAGATTTCAAAGCATTCGATTTCTCGCCTTCTGCCAATGAAGCAAACTTATTAAATACAGAACTAAGGAATATCATGCTACAATCTGGTACAACGGATGCATTAAGCATGACATCAACAGTAAATATGGCTTCCGCTGGTATCTATAAATTATTTAATTCTGCAAACATATCTGATGTATATGGGCAGTTCTCTAATTTCTGTGAATACCACATCAATAAAAAATGCAAAAAGTATAAATGGAAAATACAGTTTGAAGGAACTATTTTTGATCGTGAAGATCGGATTAAACAATCCAATACTGATATGCAGAATGGTTTGATCACACCACGTATATTTACCTCAAGAGGTATTCAGATAACAGATGCTCAGAATATAACAAATATGATGTATGCTATGGGATTTCCAGACCACATGCGTCCCATTCAGACCGCATCTACCCTATCAAAAGCAGATAAAAAAAATAGTGGTGGGCGAAATCAAAAGGATGAATCTGAATTATCTGATGCTGGTGCAGCTACGAGAAATGCAGATGTTAATGCAAACACAAAAGGAACGGAGGTTAAGGAAGAATAATGTTTATTAGAAATTTCTCTTCTATTCCGTCAGATTCAATCGTATTAGTTGATGCCGATACAAAAAAATATTTAGAATCTATTGGATTTTGTGTGTTATCAAGTAACAATGACAAATTTGCTTTTACAAAATCTGATGATTTATTAAATAAATTATCATTGTGGGAAGGAGGTAAAACGGGTAATGGATAAAAAGTTAATCTCCTTTTCAATTGACGAAATAGAAACAGTTAAAACATTGGAAGAAATAAATGACTCTCAATTTACAAAAATAAGAATACGTGCTTTCAGTGACGGTGTAACTCGTCATGGTTATGGATTTTCATTAGATACTATTAAAGAATCTGCATTCACCATATTGGGAAAACCTATTTTGTTCAAATATGATATGTGGACAGATGATGCAGGTTCTCATGAGCCAGAGGAAGTCCAATGTGGTTTTGTACCTAAAGACGAAAAAGATGCAGATATTCAATTTGAGTATGATGAAGATTTAGGTAAAACTTTCTTAACGGTTAATGCATACCTATGGAATGTGTATCAAGAAGATCTTATTCGTATATTACAACGTGATGATGGATATAAAAATGTATCTGTTGAAATGTGGCTGATTGAATATGATGAAAGCACAAAAGAAGAAAAAGGTTATATTACAGTAAATCAATTTGTGTATAATGGCATAACAATTCTTGGTTCGGCTGTCACAGAGGCATGTGAGGGTGCTGATATGCAAGTCATTAAATTTTCTTATGAGGATTATCAAAAAGCACAAATTCAATTTGAAGCACAATTAAATAACTCAATTAATCAGGAATCCGATGAGGGTTCTTTTTTAATACAAAAAAATAGTGAAAATAAGGAGGAAACTATGGCAAAAGAAGTAACTAACGCTGCTACAGAAACTCCGGAAGTATTAGAGAATGGTACAAAATACACTACAACAAGTGTGGGTGTTTCTGAGTATACAGATACTTATGATGACAATGGAAACTTTGTTGAAAGTACAAGTGAGCACCATTCAGGTTCTAAAACAACTGTTGAACATGTTGAAGATACTCCGGCAGAGGTAAATAATGCAACATCAACAAGTGGGGAAAAGGAAGAAGTTGACAACGCTGTTCCTGAGAACAATTCATGTGCAACTGTAGAGGAAAAATGTAGCGCATTGGAAGTAAAATGCTCTGCTCTTGAAGCAGAACTGACTACATTGAAGAATAACTATTCTGCACTTGAATTGAAGTGTACGTCTTTAGAACAGTACAAAAACAATAAGGAAAATGAAGAAAAAACTGTTGCTATTGAATGTGCTTTGAATGATGTGGCTGATATTTTGTCTGCTGATGAAATTTCACAGTGGCGTGAAAAATCACTTACGTGTTCCAGTGTTGATGGTTTCAAAAATGAATTAAAAGCATTTGCTTTTGATGTTCAGAAAAAGAATGGTGTGAAGCCAGTAGAAACTTTAAGAAATTCTATCCCTGTGGTTCATGAAGAGGAACCTACTAATGTTTGGGATAGATTAGCAAAAACAGTATAAGGAGGGCTATCTAAATGGCTGAAACAAAAAATGTATATATTTTACGTGATGTATCTGCAAGCAAGGTAAGGACTGGTAAGGCAGATATCGAATTGAGAAATGGTGATATTGTTGCGATTGGTGCAAAGGCTGATGGGGTTTATACTCTGACTGCTCCTACTGTCGATACCAATAGATTTGGAATTGTATACAACGCTGATGTAGTTACAGAAGCAGGTAAGTACAGGGGACTGTCTGATGATCCAAGAGACATTGTATTTAAGGCTGGTACTGTTGTGAACTTTTATATTCCAGAAGAGGAAGATGAAATTGCTATCACTGTTGCAAAAGATTATGTAAAAGATACGTCTAAGGTATTAGTTCCTACTGCTGATGCAACTGGGTATACAGCGAAAGCATCCGCAGAAGCAACAGATAAATTAGTATATGAAATTACTCATGAAAGTTTTGTATCTATCGGAAACGAAAGAGTCAGAACTATTGAAGCAGTATGCACATTAGCATAATTAAAGGAGGAAATAAATAATGGCATATAAAACAATTACTTTTTCCCAGGAAGGTGAAAAGGCTTTAATTCCTGCATGGAAAGACTATGTAAATAACTATAGAGCAGTTAATTTTTCTGCAAAGAAAAGTTATGATACAAGCAAAACATTAGATGAGAAGGAAGTTTTGGTCAATGCCGCTATTGACAAGGAAATTGCAAACCTTATGAAAATTGACTGCTCTTTCTTGGACAAAGATGCTTATGCAGCTAACCCTACATATCAGTGGGCAACATTCGCTGTAATTAACAAACTTGTAGATATGGTGATTCCTGATGTTGTAAAGGAAGATTTTATGCAGGTTGCAAACACTCAGACTATTGGATATGGCGATTCTGCTGTTTTTGATATCAAGTCTGGTGATCTGTTTACCGTTGTTAAGAATGGTAATTCTCGTAGACATGTAGAGGCGCAGAGACAGTTCACAGGGCAGAAAGCACTCATTCCTACTAACCACACAATTACCACAGAAGTAGATTTGTACCGTGTTTTGGCAGGTAAGGAAAACCATGCTGAATATGCAATGAAGGTTGTGCTGTCTATCGAATCTGAAATTGCTACCGATATTATGGCGGCTGTTAAGGATAGCTTTAGCACTCTTACTGCCAATTTCAAAGAGAATGCTTATAGCGAGACTGCATTTAAGAAACTTGCCGCAAGAGTTGGTGCTGCCAATGGTGGTG